CAGACTTAACAACACAGGACAGAATATATTTTTCTGATCTAGTTAATAACGAACTACAAAACCTGCGAGATCAATTACAGAAAGCAAAGGATGATCACGTTAATACAATAAAAACAATGAAGACCTTTAAGGATAAGGCACACAAGTGGGATAAACTACAAGAACTATTCTCATAAATTTTTGTAGACAGGGGGTTGAAATACCCCACCCAAACCCCATGTAATAGTTACAGAAAGAAAGGAAAACAAATGGAACTTACTGTAAACACAGCAGAAAAAATTCGTGAAGAGGCGTGGGCATCAGCAGTCGTAGCCACCAACAAGTACATCGAAAAGTATCTTGATAATGAAGACAAGTATGCCTGTGGGTTTGCTTGGGTCACAGTCTACCCAAAGCACAAGGGCAACACCAAACTAGGTAAAGAAGAACGTAAAGTTCTTACAGCCCTAGGTCTAAAGAAGGACTGGACAGGTAAAGCCTACCAGTGGTGGAACCCTAGCACCTGTGGCTTCCAGAACATTGACTGCAAACTTGCAGGTGCACAGGCTGCAGCTACAATACTCAAAGCCTATGGCCTAGAAGCCTTTGCGGATTCGAGACTAGACTAATGTGGATTGATCTAATCATATCAGACAAGGGTGGTTTGCGTATTGCAAATCACCTAGTCAAAACAATGGAAGAAGCAACAAAACTGTGGAGAGTTTACACCTCATTTGGTTACACAGTTAAGATGGAGAAGTTGAAGACATGATTGACCCAGAGCACGAGATTTCTTACACGTTTAACTATGGCGGCAAGCAACGAACATACTACTTCGACAGTAGAGACAAGAACATAAAGACACATGCCATGTTTCAGGCAGACAGCATGATCAACCACTGTGTTGATGGATACTGGAGACTAACAGACGTGGACAATAGAGAGTACACTTGGACTAACATCTACGACAGCAGAGCGAACAGAACCTGATGGAAACATACGAGATCATAGCGATAGCACTGAACGTGGGTTACGTAGGGTTACTTGTGTTTATTGGGTGGTGAGACAATCTGTCATACTTGAAACGAAACAGGATCAATATAACTAATACTAATAGTATTACTAACAGTTAAAACTTATATCTTTATTTCTTATATAGATTAGTTACTGTTAGTAATACTTTAAGAAAGGAACTTAAAGTGTATACTACAGGTAAGCCCTACTGGTTCAGAGTTATTACAGCTATCAGTGTTCTGATTAATGTAGTATTAGGGGGTAGTAACAACCAAACTTTCAGTGCTAGAAACTGGCAATGGAAAAGAGATAAAAGATTTAATATTGTTTGGTTGATTGATGTAGTCCTAGGCAGAGGTCACTGCTCTGAGTGTTGGGTCTACTGGAAAACAAGGAGGACATGGTGACAGATGATGACTACAAGAAAGTTTTACAGTTGTTGAATGAGGAAGACACAGAAGACTTAATGAAAAAAATTATGTTGACGAATACTGAACTGATGGAATCAGTCTACGATCTACAAGAGTTTATGGAAGACAGTGGACTAACAGCAGAACAGTTTCATGAGTGGAAGAAACAAAAAGATTTGAGGATATACCATTGAATATTTATATACCAGAACCTATTACAATTTTAATTGTAGTCCTATCTTTCTTAGCAGGTTTCCTGTATAGGCAGTACAACGATAAGGAAGACATAGCAGAAGCATACGATGAAGGGTTTGAAAAGGGAAGTGAATCAGTGGTTAAAGCATTGTCTGAAGTAATGGGGAAGGATATTCAGATTGAATGGGACAAGGACTACATGGACAGATGATCCACACGATGATGTAACACACTGGCTTGGGAGATTGGAATGATACAGACGAGAACTTTTGAAGGAAGACTAGTAAGTCTAGAGAAATATATCTCTGACCTGGCACGACAGATAGATGACTACGAGTGGGACAACCAACTTGATCTAGCTGACCTACTGAAGCCACAGTTAGAGGAAGCAAAGAAACGCAGAGAACAAGGTGAAGTCTGGGAACCTATGTTCTGAGAGATACCACCCTTAGCTCAACTGGATAGAGCAACTGCCTTCTAAGCAGTAGGTTGTAGGTTCGAGTCCTACAGGGTGGGCCAATACCAGAAAGGAAACTGACATGACTTCAAAATATCTTGCATTACCTGCAGAAACTTTACATGAGTACTTCTCTTATGACGAAGATACTGGTTATTTATTCTGGAAAGAAAGACCAAGGCATCACTTTAAGACAACAAAAGCTATGCGAATAAGTCACACAAGAACATCTGGTAAACGTGCAGGTTACGTCCACAATAGTTGTCAGAAAAAATTCATAGATGTTGGTAGGAGACCTTATTTTTCTAGGCTTATCCACTTAAATGGTTATATCTATAAAGAGCACAGAATTATTTGGGCATTGCTCTACAAGGAATGGCCTGACTTTGATATTGATCACATCAATGGTGACTCAACTGATAATAGGATTAGTAACCTAAGAAAAGCAGACAAAGTATTAAATGGTAAAAACTTACCATTAAGAAGTGACAATACTTCAGGCACAGTTGGTGTACACTTTAGTAAAGTTCTTGATAAGTGGGTTGCTAGAATATCTGACAAAGGTGAAGACATATATCTTGGTCATTTTTCTAACAAAGATGAAGCAGTACTGGTAAGGAAAGAAGCAGAAATAAAGTATGGATACTCCCCTTATCATGGTGAAGGTAGGGATCAAATGAAGGAACAGATGAATGATTGAAGTAACATACATAGACCACATGGGATCTGACCTGTCAGTTGTGAATGCTGCACGAGTTAGCTTTGGTAAGAAGTCAGACTGGATGCCAACGGTGCACAATGGTGAGCCAAAGGTGCTGCAGTTTAAGGATGACAAGCTGATCAAGTATCTAGCCAAACACAAACACTACAGCCCATTCAATCACACGTTTGTTACCTTCCACGTCAAAGCTCCTATCTTTGTAGCTCGTCAGCTTCAGAAACATGAGTACACAATTTGGAACGAAATAAGTAGACGATACGTGGATGAAGAGCCTGAGTTTTATCAACCTGATGTATGGCGTGGACGTAGTGAAGACAAGAAGCAGGGCAGTGATGGTATTGTTAAGAGTAACGCTAACGTACATTACTTTAATGACACGATGCTAGGTGTATATACACAGCTACTTGATGAAGGTGTAGCACCAGAGCAAGCACGTATGGTACTACCACAGAGCATGATGACAGAGTGGTACTGGTCAGGTACAATGAAAGCAATGCATAAGATGTGTAGTCTACGATGTAAGCCTGACACACAACTTGAAACACAGATCGTGGCTAACCATATAGATGAAGAGATGGCAAAGCTATTCCCTGTATCATGGGAAGCATTACGAGCATACGAGGATTGATATGACTGGAATGATTGGAGTTGAACAGGTAGAGGAACACGAGGATGGCAGTGCCACCTACCAGTTCCACCTTGATAATAACTGCGCCAAGCTACTGCAGGAGGAAGGGCTGAGGCTAGTGTTGTATTGTGCAGCAGCAAAGTTAGATTTGCAGGTTGTATATGACTTCATCGAAGACCATATAAGGTATGAAGCAGATGATCTGACAGAGTATAAATTTGGAGTAGAAGATGACGAAGCTACCTGAGGGGAGGAAGCCACTTGAAAATGAGTGGTATCGTGATAAGATTCGTGCTATGACTTTGGAAGAACGTCAAAGATCGAAAGAAAAGGAACAGTGTAATGACAGCAGCAGTGAACAGCAGCAACGAGATAACCCATCAGCCTTGCCCCTTCGAGGATTGTGCAAGTAGTGATGCATTCTCATATAACGTAGTACTTAAAGTAGGCTCATGCCATTCATGTGGTAGAGCATACCCTGGCAGAGACAAGAAGTTTTCCTGGGCAGAGGGAACATACCCTCCCCCTCCACCAAAGGTAGACCTACGCAACACCAAGATTATTTCTGGTAGGTTCAACGACATTCGTGGGTTGGATGAAGACGTAGCTAAACTCTACAACATCCAACTGCAGTATGGTGAGAACAGCACACCAGTACGTTACGCATTCAAGTATCCTAACAACGTAAAGTATCGTGGCTTTGCAGAGAAGAAGTTCTGGACAAAGGAACGTGGAGCACCCACTGATCTGTTTGGCCCTGACTTCAATGCAGGATCAAGCAAACGTATCTACATCACAGAGGGTGAGTTCGATGCTGCCAGTCTCTATCAGGTACTAGGCAAGTCCTACCCTGTGAAGTCACTACCAAGTGCAAGCCTATCAGAGAAGTTTATCAAAGATAACTTTGAGTATCTCAATGCCTTTGAGATGGTAGTCTACGCAGGTGAACTTGACGCAGCAGGTAAGGGTGCAGCACAGAAACTTTACAGCATGATGCCTGACAAGTTTTACTACGTACCCATGTCCAAGTGGAAAGATGCCAACGAGTTCCTGATGGAAGGTGATGGTGATGACCTGAAGTGGGCAGCACTCAAGCCTCAACGTTTCAGCCCAGACAATTTCTTTGTAGGTGATCTTGAAGTTGAGAAAGCAATCACAACTGAGAACCCCTACGAGTATGTACCAACAGGACACACTGGCCTAGACGATAAGCTACGTGGCCTAGTTAAGGGTGGCCTGACATTCATCAAGGCACTGCGTGGGCAAGGTAAGACTGAGCTAGTCAGATACTTTGAGGTTGCCCTACTGAAGCAACAGACACGAGTGGCCCTACTCCACATGGAAGAGATGAAGTCCACCACCTATCGTGCTATGGCAACCTACGAGTTGGGCTGGAATGTACGAACCAAAGAGGATGCCATTGCCACAGGGTTTACTGAGGAGCAGGTCATTGCTGCAGCCCAGAAGATGGCAGGTGGTGAAAGCACAATCATCTTTGAGATGCAGTCCCACGATGATCCTATGCAGTTGTTGGAGTATGTACGCCTAGCATCAACAGTCTATGGCGCAGAGTACATCTTCATTGATCACGTCCAACGTCTGGCCTACCTGTCAAACTCTGGGGTTGATGCAGCCACCAGTACACTGACCACACTAGGCTCACGCATGGCACAGCTTGCCAAGGAGTTGAACATTGGTGTAGTCTTTATCTCCCAGGTCAATGAGGATGGACGTACCAAGTATGCAGCTTCACTTGAGGAAGAGGCAATCATCTGTATCAAACTGCAACGTGATACTGAATCAGATGATGAGGTAGAACGTAACACAACACACTTCATCGTTGACAAGAACAGACCCTTCGCTAAGTTAGGCAACGCAGGGTCAGTCTACTACGATCCTGAGACTACGATACTGGAGGAGGCAGTGTTTCAGGGATGAAGATCGTCATCAGTGACATAGAAACTAATGGGCTAGAGGACAGCACCAAGCTGTGGCTTTGTGGTGGGAAGGATCTTTCCACTGGTGAAGTACACAAGTTTGAGAACTGCCACGAAGATCCAGTAGCTAAGGCAGCAGCTATCGCTTGGTATGAATCAGCAGACCTAATCGTTGGTCACAACTTCATACAGTTTGATGCACCCATGTTGAACAAACTACTGAAGCCTCGACTCATAGACCCACAGAAAGTCATAGACACATTGCTGATCAGTCGCCTTGTGGACTACGACATTGACACACCCAAGGGTGCTAAGTTTCCTCACAGCCTACAGGCTTGGGGTATAAGATTGAACAAACATAAAGGAGACTTCCATGAATTTGATAAGTTCAGTGATGAAATGGTTGAATACTGGTATGGAGACATCGAGGTTACTCATGCTCTTTATGAACATTTCTCTTCTGTTATTTGGGATAATGATTGGAAACTTTCTCTAAGAACAGAACACAACGTACAGATAGAATTGGTACGCACACAGTACTATGGTTTCTACTTCGATAAGAACAAGGCAGAGTTCCTACTCAACTCAGTTCAGCAGAAGATGAAGACACTGGAAGAACAATTCCAAGTGGACTTCCCACCTAAGATGACTGAGGTCAATCGCATCAAGTATCGTCTGAAGAAAGATGGTGAAGAGATGGCGACAGTAAAGAATGCCAAGTCCAAGTACGCAATGACAACACGAGAAGGTGAAGACTTAGTTTGTTTTGACTGGATTGATTTCAAACCTGGCTCACCCAAGGATCGCATTGATGCCTTATGGAATGCAGGTTGGAACCCAGTCGATAGAACAAAGACAGCTATCAACTTTGCACGTAAGCAGGTTGGTGATCCTTATGGTAAGTCAGTCGAGGCTATGGATCAGGAGTTCTACGATCAGAAGAAGGAACACCTAGACAGATATGGTTTTACTGTGTCTGAGGATAACCTTAGCACACTGCCTGAGGATGCCCCTGCAGGAGCCAAAGCTCTGGCCCAGTGGCTGACCCTTGAAGGTAGACGTTCCTCACTGGTGGAGTGGATTAACCAAGTCAAAGAAGACAACAGAATACATGGTAGGATACAGAGCATTGGTGCATGGACTGGACGGTGTGCACACAAAGATCCTAACACAGCTAACATCTCTTCTCCTTTTCATGAAGATGCTAAAAGAGTAGAACCCCTGACAGCAGTAGAGGAAGTGAAGAAGCAATATGACGTACACCTACGTGCTTGTTGGACTGTACCCTCAGGCTCTTGGCTTGTCGGTACTGATGCTGATGGTATTCAGTTACGTGTGCTTGCTGATTACCTATGGCGTATGTTTGGTGAAGACCAGTATGCCCAAGCCATCATGCTAGGTAAGAAGGAAGACGAGACAGACATCCACAACGTGAACAAGAATGCTCTTGATGTTCCTAATGGTACACGAGACATGGCAAAGACATTCATCTATGCTTGGCTGCTAGGTGCAGGTGTAGCAAAGACTGCACAGATACTGAAGGTCAACAAGAAGGAAGCACAGGATGCACGTACTCGTTTCGAGATGAGCATTGGTGGTCTCTATGATCTGAAGAACAGATACATCAAACAGGTTGGAGAGAATGGTTGGTTCAAAGGATATGATGGACGTAGGGTCAAGGTGCCTAGCACACACAAAGCACTCGCAGGTATCCTACAGAATGGAGAGGCTTGCCTAATGAAACACACCCTCCTACGTTGGCATGACGTAGCACGTAAGGAAGGTATTAAGTTCAAGATGGTTGGCTTTATCCATGACGAATACCAAGTTGAGGTCATAGGCACAGAAGAAGAAGCAAAACGTCTTGGTCAGATACAGGCAGACTGTATGCTTGAGACTGGTCAAGAACTAGGATTCAAAATACCTACACCAGGATCATATGATGTAGGAAAAAATTGGGCAGAGACCCATTGACATCCTAACAGGGTAGTATTACATAACAGATATCAAAAAAAGGAGGGCGACATGCCAGCTACACAAATCGACATCAAAGGCAAACTAGACTGGGCAAAAGTATTTGAGTCCAATCGTGATCGTGCCGAATGGAATAAAGAAACTGATGGTGAGTACAAGGTTACTGTTACCACAGATAAAGATACTGCACAGGCTTTGAAGAAAGCAGGTTGCATGAAAAAGATTGAGGAAGTTACTGATGGCTACAAAGTCACAGTGTCACGTCCTCATACAGGCGCACAGGACTGGATGGGTGGCGCACCTATCGTTGCTGACGTAACTGGTAAGGCTTGGAACCTACAGGAACAAGGTCTTATTGGTAATGGCAGTGAAGGTATCGTGAAGGTAGAAGTTTATCCTACACGTACTGGACGCACAGGTACACGCCTACTAGGTGTCCAAGTCCTTGAGCATGTGGTCTATGAATCAGAAGGTGGTCCCTCCCAACCACGATCAATGTTCACAGACCATTCGAGTTCTTCTGGATCTTCGTCTTCCACCTCCCAAAAAGAACCAGAGGACTCAATCCCCTTCTAGGTTTCCCTGTTTCCTTTCCCTAGAAGCTCACCCTCACCCTTCGGGGTGGGGGTACAAACAAAAAGGATAAGACATGCCAAGCATCGACACACTCGTCAAAGATATGGAAGACACAATACTTGGTCTCAAAGGTTGGGATCATCTGATCAGCCTTAAGATGGGTGATCGTGTTGGTAAAGCAGCTACCTCAAGATTCAGAGCACCACAGAAACCAAGAGGGTATCTGTCGTTCTCTTCTATTGGTAGTCCATGCAAAAGAAAACTATGGTATAAGATCAACGAGACTGCGACAGCAAAGCCTCTTGCTCCATCGGATTTGTTGAAGTTCTTTTATGGTGACATGATCGAAGAGTTAGTCTTGGCTATTGTCGAGGCATCTGGTCACACTGTAACAGGACAGCAGGATCGTATGCGTATCAATGATCTGGCAGGACACAGAGATGCAGTCATTGATGGCATGACAGTGGATGTTAAGTCAGCATCTCCTTACTCATTCAAGAAGTTTGCTGAAGGTAACCTGAGGGAAGATGATCCTTTTGGTTACATCAGTCAGCTTAGTTCTTATGTGTATGCAGCCAAGGACGATCCACTGGTAACAAACAAAACACATGGGGCTTTTCTTGTTGTAGATAAAGTCAATGGTTCAATCTGTCTTGATGTCTATGACTTCACTCCTGAGTTAGAGCAAAAGGAGAAAGAGGTAGAGCAAGTCAAGCAGATGGTAGCAGGTGACATACCTGACAGAGGCTTCGATCCTGTACCTCAATCAAAGACTAGCCCTAACACAAAGCTACATCCTTCTTGTGGATTCTGTGAGTTCAACAAGAAGTGTTGGCCTGAGGCCAGACGATTTGTTTATGGTAATGGTGACGTACTCCTGGTAGATGTGGTTAAGAAACCAAACGTACCAGAGGATCTTACCTATAATGAGCAAGAAGTATAGAGCAGCAGCACTCAAGGCAGGGTATCGTTCAGGCTTTGAAGATGATGTAGCAAAAGAGCTACGCTCCAAAGGAATTAAGTTTACCTACGAGAAAGAAAAAATCAAGTGGGTTGACTTAAAAGTCAGAACGTATACACCTGACTTCGTTTTATCTAATGGTATCATTATAGAAACCAAGGGACGATTTGTCTCAACAGATAGACGCAAGCATCGTGAAATCCAGAAGCAGTTTCCTGATCTGGATATTCGCTTTGTATTTCAAAACAGTAGAGCAAAATTATATAAAGGTGCCAAGTCATCCTATGGTGACTGGTGCAAGAAGTACGGTTTTAAGTACGCAGATAAATCAATTCCTGACGATTGGTTGAAAGAATAGATTGACGTAATTAGTTTAGGCTATATAACTTGGAGGTTCCTGTGTTGTTTGAAGTAACAATGCTGATAGAGTTAGACCCTGAGGCAAACTTTATTGCTTCAGATAGTATTGAGAGGAGTCTTGAAGAAATTCTTCAGGACACTATATATGACATTGACGATATTGAAGTCGTTGAAATAGAGGTGAAAGACAAATGATAAGTGGAGATGACTTAGACAAGTTTGGTTACTTTGATAACTTTGATAGTGATGAAGTAGACTGGACTGATCTTTATTCTAAATGGGTAGAGAAAAAGATTATGACTGAAGGTCAGACAAGACTAGTAGAGAATACACTTGGTCTTGTGGGAGAAGCAGGAGAGGTAGCAGAAAAGATCAAGAAACTTATTCGTGATAGCTCTCGTTTTCAGAATGAAGAGATCATGAAAGAGTTAGGTGACGTAGTATTCTATGCTACTGCCCTTGCAAATATTTATGGTAAGGGACTACAAGAGGTTCTTGAATTAAACATTGCCAAGCTAGATGACAGACAAAGACGTGGAAAACTAAAAGGATCAGGAGACAATAGATGAGCATTCCAAACACAGAACCAGAGTACGGCCCAACACTATCAATCTCAGAAGAGATTCATGCTATGAAGTATCGTAGTAAGGGTGAAACATTTCGTGAGGCAATGACTCGTGTTGCTGAAGCACTGAAGGATAATGAATCACACTTCAATAACTTTCGTAACATCTTATACAACCAACGCTTCCTACCTGCAGGACGTGTGCAGTCAGCTATGGGTGCACCAAGACGTGTGACACCTTACAACTGCTTTGTGTCTATGACTATTGAGGATAGCATGGATGGGATTATGGAAGCAGCAAGACGTGCAGCAGAGACCATGAGACTAGGTGGTGGCATTGGTTATGACTTTAGTACACTGCGTCCTCGTGGCACCTTGATTAAATCACTGGACAGTAAGTCCTCTGGTCCTCTATCCTTCATGGGTATCTTTGATGCTGTCTGTCGTACCATCGCATCAGCAGGTCACAGACGTGGAGCACAGATGGGTGTCCTACGTGTTGATCATCCTGACATTGAAGAGTTCATCACAGCAAAGAACAACTCTGATACACTGACACAGTTCAACATATCTGTAGGTGTGACTGACGAGTTTATGACAGCAGTGAAAGAAGACAAAGACTTTGATCTTAAGTTTGATGGACGTGTCTACAAAACTGTGAGTGCTACTGCACTGTGGGATCAGATCCTACGTTCTACATGGGATTGGGCAGAGCCTGGTATTCTCTTCATTGATCGTATCAATAAGAAGAACAACCTGTGGTACACAGAAAAGATTGCTGCAACCAACCCATGTGGTGAGCAACCACTACCACCTAATGGTGCATGTCTTCTTGGTTCATTTAACCTGACTAAGTATGTAGTTGATCACGAAGGTAAGTACGTCTTCAACATGAACCAACTACGTAATGACATTCCACATGTCGTAAGAGCTATGGATAATGTCGTAGATAGAGCAACGTATCCACTGAAAGAACAGGAGTTAGAAGCCAAGAGTAAAAGACGTATGGGCCTTGGTGTGACTGGGGTAGCAAATGCTATCGAAGCACTAGGGTTTGAGTACGGCAGTGAACGATTCCTGCAGACCCTCGAAGAAATCATGGGGGTGATTAGGAATGTGGCGTATCGTACATCTGTTGAGTTGGCTCTTGAGAAGGGTGCTTTCCCTCTCTTTACTCAGGCTTATCTGGAGAGTGACTTCGCTAAGTCTCTTCCTGATGATATCCGCAATCTCATTAGCGATCATGGTATTCGTAACAGTCATCTGCTTTCTGTTGCTCCAACAGGAACTATCAGTCTGTCAGCCGACAACGTATCCTCAGGTATCGAACCAGTCTTCTCACATTACTACGATAGAACTATCCAAACCTTCGATGGACCCAAGGTTGAGCGAGTAGAGGACTATGGCTATCGTGTCTTTGGTGTGAAGGGTAAGACTGCAGACGAACTGTCAGTGTTTGATCACGTCAAAGTATTGAACGTTGCCTCTCGTTTTGTTGACTCAGCATGTTCAAAGACATGTAACGTTGGTGAAGACGTAACATGGGAAGAGTTTAAGCAGGTCTACATGGATGCTTACGATGGTGGTTCTTCTGGTTGCACAACATTCAGAGCAGCAGGTAAACGCTATGGTATCCTTAATGCTTCCACCTCTGAGGAAGTAGCAGAGGAACCTGTAGTTGAAGAGACACAGGACTACGTAGAAGAGGGCGGTGCTTGCTACTACGATCCTGCTACTGGCCTACGTCAGTGTGAATAGACAACGTAGAAAGAAACTGGGTACTATACCTTCACCCTGCATAAAGGTCTGTCGTATTGAAGATGGTCTTTGTGTGGGGTGTAAAAGAACACTTGACGAAATACGTGATTGGATGATACTGTCCGATTACGAGCAGAAGAAACTGCTTCACGAACTAATGTGGAGGAAAGACAATGGCTAAGGTTCAGATCGTTGGTGCATCAGCTAACTCTCACCAAGCCCTAAAGAAAAAGACTTCTCAGTCTAAGAGAATAGGTTCTATAAAGTATGGTTCCATGAACAAACATAAACGTAGGGCCACTAAACCATATAGGGGTCAAGGCAAATGAAAGTTCATGTACGTAAGTTTAGAAAAGATGTTTATGACAGGGTTAATGAACCCTCTAAAGAAGCTTTGATTAAGATCCTTGAGAGAGAAGGACACTCTGTTGTTTCTTCGAAGGAGGATTACTATGCTGACCTAGTCACAACAAAGGATGGTCAAACATACTACCATGAAGTTGAGCGTAAGGCACAATGGAAAGGTGACTGGCCTAACTGGTGGAAAGAAGTTAGAATCCCTGGACGTAAGAGAAGACTAGTACAAAAGTATAAAGACAACCTAGATAATCTTTACTTTGTTGTATTCAATAACACATACGACAAAGCCTGGAGAATCAAAGGGACACAGATGACAGACGATTGTATCCAGAAACCTAGTGGTCCTAACTATCGTATGCCAGAGAATGAAACATTCTACCACATCCCTTACACTGAAGCGGAGTTAGTTACTCTATGACGTACTGTCCTGACTGTGATAATTTATTAGATGATAATGGTGTGTGTGCAGAGTGTGAAGATATGTTTGATCCAGTACAGAGACCAAGCCACTACGGTCAAGGTGAGATAGAATGTATTGACTACATCAAAGACTTCCTGACCAGAGAAGAATACATTGGTTACCTCAGAGGTAACATTGCAAAGTACATGCACAGATGGCGTTACAAGAATGGTGCCCAAGATCTGGAGAAGGCTGAGTGGTATCTCAAACAACTAGTAGAGGTAGCATGACAGAACAAAAGAGACCAAGAGGTAGACCACCAAAAAATAAAACCCTTGAGCAAGAAGCCCAAGAGTTCATTAAATCAGAGATTCCTAGCGGTGAAATACCTGCTAGGGATTACTTCGCAGGAGCAGCCTTGTCAGGGTTACTTGCCTCTGGGAAGTATATGCGATCAGACGAGATCGTTAGTCAAGCATTCTGTTATTCCTGTCTGATGCTTGATCATAAAAAACAAAAAGATAAATCGTCTTAAACTAAACCCCCAGTTAATCCCTGGGGGTTTTCTTTTACCTGGTACTGGAGATATCTCCTGCAATTTCTACAATACCTAGTCGTCTTTCTAGTTCTTGCTTTGGACTATCAGAGTTCATCAAATAATCTTTAGCAGTTTTAAACTCACCTCTTGATATTTGTTCTGCTGCCCTATCGAAGTATTCTACGCCAAGCTCTTGTCTTTTTATTTCGTAGTTAAGCCTGATATATCCTTTAACTGATTTCTTATTATTTGCTAGACCATCTTCAAGTTTCTTTGTTGCATCTGTCCTAGCAAGACTTACTGACTCTTCTACAAATTTAAGCAATGCTTCTTTTTTTAAATCATTATCTTCAATTTGATCGTAAGTCTTACCATTTGCTAGGCCACCAAGACGTGTGTCTTTTCTCCAGTTATCAAATGTTTCATGGAGTGTCTGAGATAAGTTGTAGGTCATAAGGTAATGAACGGATGGGTTCCTAACTGCATAGGGTTTATAGACTTGGTATTCTTTCAATCCCATTCTATTAAATTCTCTCTCAATATCAGTCATAGGAGGTTCACTTGATACACCTGTTATCTGTTTGAGAAGTGGGTTCATAGCTCCAACTTTCATAGGATTAAGAATAGAATACATAGGTATATCAGTCTCTCCATTGAAAGACTGTGTGTACTGGATTGATTTAATGTCAGGTAACATTCTTGTCGCTTGTGCTACACCAGTGTGGAAGTTTGTTACCTCACCTGTAAGACTTACATCACCTGGATTATCAAAAGGATTTTGACCCATGACATCTCTGATGTAAGGATTACCTGCTGCATCATAGTCGTATTGTCCTACAAAGTCTCTTGATATTGTAGCAGGGTAGGTTAGGGTTGCCGCCAAATTACCTATAGCTTTCTGAAATCCTTCTGTAACCTGACCCTCTTTAGAACTATTGATTAACTCTTGTATGAAAGTAAAGTCTGCACTAAAGTCTCCAACACCACCTAAAACAGTTTCTAACTCCCCAGCACTTGGCATTGGTAATCCATTCTTCCATCTGTAAGCAAGGTCTCCTGCATACATGTGACCAATAATAAATCCAAGTGAGGACGATACGTCTGCTTGTCCTTTTATAGCAGTCTCAATAGACTTGTAGTCTACATCACCTTCCTTCTCTGCTGCAGCAGCATAACCTAACATAAGAAGACTTGCACCTGTCATCTGACGAACAACTCTATCCTCTGCAGTTTTAATTGGGTCAGATGCTGCAGGTGTCTTTGCAAGATAGTGACCCCACACAGGTGTGTAGTCTGACAACATCTCAAGATGGTTTGCAACATAACGAGGGAAAGGAATACCCAAGGCACCTGATACTAAGAAAGGTACTTTTCTATTTACGTTTACAGCAAACCTGGCAGTCTTTCCAAAAGCAGATTCATCTCCTACATAAGTCCTCTGCATAGTAAATCTGTTTGCATCATCGTATGCTTTACGTATTGTGTCCTGTCCAAGATCTTCTAACTTTTTACCACTTGCAATAAACTGACCTACAGTAATTCCTTGATCAGTTAGCTGTCTGTCTAGACTTGCAAAGAAAGCTGCTTGCTTAAATGTGGTATCAAGAGCAGTGTTGAATACATTAACTGCACGACCAGTCTTTGCTAACATAGAATTAGAAGCTGTGCCTAGCTCTAGTCTCATAGCATCGTTGAAAACTGCTGCATATGTTTGAGGCATCTCCTCTGCAAACATATCTTTCAGTAGACTTGCCTGTGCATTATTCCAGGTCATACCTCTGAGTGTAGCAGTCATTCTTTTAACTGTCTTACCAGGCTCAGGTATAAGGTCTCCCTCTTTTGCAGCCTTACCATACCTGACTAATCCTCTAAAGAACTCATCTGAAACATCAACACCCGCTAGAAGAACAGTAGATGCTGCGTTTCTTATTGTTGTTGCAGGTTGAGAAGTCATAAATGCTATACGAGCAGCATCAATCTCTCTCATAGGATCAACAATATACTTAAATGTTTTAGATCTTTGAGCAGAGTTTTTCACTACTTCAGCAGTAAGTTCAGTGACTACCTGATCATTAAATGTAGAGATACCACTTTGTGCAAGTGTTGTTAAGTCTACACTCAAACCATCAAATTCAGTTCTTCCTAGGTCAGATCCAGTAAGTCTACCTGCTGCTCTTGCAGCCTTAGATATAATACTTTGCTCTGCTAGAATTTTACCTGCGTTAGAAACTTCAGCTAAGTATAGTAAAGAGAATTGTTCTTGGGATAAGTTATACTTTTGTCTGATCTCATTCACTTTATCTACAATAGCTACATCACCACTACGAATTTTATTTGCTATTGCACTAGTGATCCTTTCCCCTTCGTTAATTTGAAGTTCTTCTACAATATCAATAGTTGCTGCAGTCAAAGACCTCATGGTATCCATAGATAGACCAGACTTAAACACTCCATCAAAATCAGGGTTAGACAGTTTATTAAGAATCTCGTTACCTGCTAACACCTTCTCAGGATCAAGAGGGTCTCTTACTTTAGCAGTCTTATCTCCTAACTTTGCAGCTAGAACTGACTCAACATCTGAAACTCTTTGTGCAGCATCTTGTTGTCTAGCAGGATTAGAAGATTTAAACCTAGCATTAGCAGCTTTCTTAGCCTCTACATTTGCACTGGCTCTCTTTGCTTCCTGCACAGCAGTCATTGCATCTTTACTTTTAGCAGTTTTACCAGAAAGAAATCCACCTGCTGAACCTAGAATACCTCCAAAGGCTGCAGATATTGCAGTATCTTTAGCTAAGTCTTGACCAGTGTATTCAAACTCAGGGACATCTTCAGTAAACTCGGAAGCTAATTCTCTTTGTTCCCCTAGTTGGTAAGACTGTCCTGCCCCTACAGCACCTTCAGTTACAGCACCACTGGCTGCACCCAAAGCTGCACTTCTTCCAACAACATTTTTTGACAGTAGTCTCTTAGTATAGTTTCTTATAGCTACTTGTGCAGCCTTACCTGCTGCTTTTGATGCAAGCTTTCCAAGACCAAAAGAACCTAGACCTAGGTAGGTAGAAGGAGCAGTAAAGATACCTTCAGCATAATCTAAAGCAGCATCTCCAAAGTCATCCCCTGCTTCCTGAGATACATCCCAGGCATGTTGTAGTCTAGCAAAAGATTCTTTACCTTTTCTGTGTAGGTCTTTATTCAAAAGGTAGTTTAAGTCTTTGGCTTGAGTTACCTCATTCCATGCTTGAACTCTCATGTGCTCAACGAACTTTTCTGTAAGCCCATCCATACCTACTTCTTCCATTTCTTCTCTGGACAGATTATATCTACCACCAGAAAAGAAACGTACTAGGTCAACCTGAAATTCTTTGTCATCTTTTAGATCCATAAAAGAACTATCATAGGCTCTTTGAGTATACATTTCTTCAGCCACAGTCAGATCTCCTATCCCCTACCACCATTCAAGATTTCATCCAATGGATCTTTAGGCCCAGTAAGATTATCTAAAAGATTTTCACTGCCACCATTAGCCCCTGGTTCTTGGTTTGTTTCAGTAACCTCAAAGTATTTATTTTGTGCTATTTCATTTAATGGAACATTATTAGCTTGAAGTATTCTCATTCTATCTACAAGAGGATTAATAACAGATTGAGGATCTCCTAAGAAATTAGGATCATTATTTACTTCTAAGAAAACATCAAATGCGTTATTTAAAATTTCCTGTGCAGCACCTGCATCATCCCCTTGGAAACCTACATACTGACCACTGTTATCAAAGTTAAGTTGAACACCAAGGGTATTCGCCATACTCTTTGCAATAGTAGTTTGAATAGAACTTCTTTCACTGGGTGTTATAATTCCTGCTCCCCTGCTGCTGTATTCTACAGGCATAATACTTGGGCCTGATCCTTCTGTCATATTAGACATAGCATCAGTAATTCCAATGTTAAACTCTTCAGCAGATTCTGCATTCCATAATGCATTTACCAGAGTTCTATTCATGGATTCTCCGCCAGACAAATCCCCTTGAAGAACATATTTAACTGCAGAAGCGACCTTATCTGGTTCAACAGATTCAACAATATGTTCACTCAAAGTTTTAAGCCAGTCTTTATTTAATTCTCTTGGACCTAACTTGGATAGATGTTCTAGTTCAGGACCAAGTTGACCACTTCTTTCTAAGATTGATGCAGCCTCTTTAGACAAACCTAAAGAATGGGCTAAGTCAACTCGTGCAACTGCTTGATTAGCTTTCTCAGTCCTCTTCGCTATTATCTCTTGTAGTTCAGGAATGATTTGATTCTTACGTCTTTCCAAGAGTTCCATCATGAACTCATCAGCCCTAGTCTGAGCATCCTCTTGGCGATTAATCTCTGCTACAACACCTGCTAAAAAACCCATAGTTATACCCTCGCCATCAGACCTCTGGGTGCAGCCTCAGGCTCACCAAGATCCATTTCCATTTGTTGTTTAGGCTCTTCTCTTGGAGCCTCTCTCATTGCAGGTCTCTCAGGAGATCTACCCTCAGACTTAGCCAAGGCACTTCTGACCATAGACATTTCTTTATCGTCTTCTTCTTGTTCGTCTTTCTCAAATCCAGACTTGTATTCAATACCTACTTCATCAGCTACATCAGCAATGAACTCGTGAATAGTAGGAGCAATGATTAGACTTACGTCAATGCTGTGGATACCTTCAGATACTGCACTACGCAGTAGACCCTCAGTAAGACTACGAACATCTACACCTTTATCTAGCAGCATCATAGCTGTGTCTAGTTTTTCTACACTGTTAAGACGTGTGAGGTGTAGGCGTAGTGCATCCTCTGGGTCAGTGATCTCTGGTGGTCTCTCATATGGTCTGCTCTTAGGTTCAGCAGTAAGTGACTGACCAGGGATAGGGCCACTGAATAGCTTAGGGCTTGGTCTACCTGCAGGTTTCTTTAACTGAGGTTTAGCCTTAGGCTTTGGCCTTGTGTCACCCTTGACTGGTTGCTTAAATACCTGAGCAGCCTGTGCATTCATTGGTTGTTTTTGTGGTGCTAACATTAGAAGTTCTCCACTACTTTCTTATATTCTGCTAGGAAAGGCATAACATTTTTCCTAGATTTCTGTAGACCATCTCTATCTAAAGCAGGACCATCATGATGAAGGGCATAAACATACTCAGTCCCTAGTCCTTTTTTCTCTGCCATAGCGAAGTTATCTAGAACATGTTCAACTAAAGCTTGTGCTTGCATTTCGATATCATCTCTATTCTCTTGAGATAATCCATAGGCTTCTCCAGTCTTATTTATAAACTGACCCAATCCATACGCACTACTTGACTTTGCTGCTGCAAATTTATTAAAACCAGACTCATACCTAGCAGTAGCAAGGGCGTAAGCAATTTCATCGTCTGTTGCTTCAAGACTTCTACCCACACGAATAATTGTTTTGATTGCTTCTTCTTGAGATTCTTTAGGAGCACCACCTGCATTACGAGTAAAACCCTCTTCAGAAATAGGATCATTATAATAAGAATGAGAAACTACATCTCCAGTTTCTGTTCCCTTTTTACCATATAACTTTTTAGTTAAAGCGGAAAGTGTGGCTGGCCCTTCATCACTAACAGGTTCTGTAACCATATTTTTAAGGTCTGAGCTTGTTTTAGCATCTGACATACTTTCTCTATAACTGTTCAGGGCAGTTCTGTAAGAACCTACAGCCTCACCACCGCTTACCTCAGGTTGCTTCATACCTGGGATAAGGTCTGTATCAATCTGACCTAAGGCTCTTCTAGCTTGTTGCTTGCCAGAGCCTACAGAATGTTTACTTCTTTTATTTGCCATTCTTTCAGAGGCTCTAGGCTCACTCTGAACTGGTTGTTTTAAGTTATACATTTTAGATCCTATTCTTCTTCAGGGCTAAAGATAGATTTGAAATCAGAGGAGAAGAATACTTTAGTTAGAAGACTACCTAATGCCTGATCTTCCTGTGAGTCAAGTTGTTGCTGGACTGCAGCCAACTGCTTATCACCTAAAAGAATACTCAGAGCACGATCAGCAGCATTCTCACTGGACGTAAATGAGTAGTCCATCAGGTCACGTTCCCTCTGCCAAATCTCATCCAATGTTTTAACTGTAAGACCATTCACTGTTTGTGCGTAGTCCATATTAGATTCGTTAGCTGCAGCAGTATTGATAGTTGCTAGGTTCTGCCTCCACTGAGCATTAGCTTGTGCAACTACAAGATAGTTCTGTGCGTTAAACATCTCTCTCTGGTTTTGTAGCCCTGCATTGAACTCCAGTAAAGAGTTAACTTCATCAGCATTGAACTGCTTCATAGCATTCATCTGTGCTGCATTAAACTGATTGACTGAAGCTGCAAGGTTAGAGAAGAACTGGTTAGTCTGGTTCTCTGACGTAGCATTGAACTGAGCAGCAGCATTAGAGGCAGCTTGATCAGTCAAGATACTGTTAATCAAAGATTGTTGTTTAAACAGGGCTGTCTGTTGTTCATTAGCTAGGTTAGCCATGTCTACTTGCAAGAAGTTCTGAGCATTCTGAACTTGAGCTTGCTGTCTGTTGTTCAGGTTCTGAGTATCTAACTGAGATAGGGCAGCAGCTTCTGCCATCACCAATGCTTGCTCATTACTTAGATTCTGCAACTCCATTGTGTTTGCAGCCTTAGAGTTCTCCAAAGCAATCTGCTGTTCAGCAGTGAAGTTCATGTTAGCAATCTCAGAGACTTTAGCAGCATTCATAACCTTAGCTTGGAATGCTTGGTCAAACTCCATGCCTAAGAACTTAGATCTTTGTTCTGCTTTGAATAGAGCAACCTGTTGTTTGTTGCTGGCATCAATCTGTGCGATAGGTAAAGCAGCTTCCATAGCAGCCTGAATGACAGCTTGTCCTGCCATGCTTGAAGCACCTAGACCTCTAGCAGCAAGCATCTGTGAAGCAGCCCTCATAGAACCTGCAGCCCAGGCAGGTGTATCACCACCCTCAAACTGAGCCATCAAGTTAGCTAGTTCACCTTGTACTGATGCAGCCTGTACTTCACCTGTACCGAATGCTTGACCTACTCTTGCTTGGTCTACACCAGTACCTTGAATAAGTTCACCCTGTGGTCCTGTCTGTAGTGTACGAGTAGGTAAGCCAGCATCACCTTGTGCTTCGGCTACAGTCTGAGCAGTACCTGTGGCAGCATCAAGTCCAGAGACAGAAGTACCTGTTGCAGTTTGAGCATCTATAGTTTGTGTAGGTCCAGTAGATGTAGCTGCAGTCATTCCTGTTGTAGCTTGCTGTACATCAGTGTATGCTTGGTTAGCATCGTAGGTTGCAGCACCCTGACCAGTAGGGACATCAGCAGTTGTAACAGATCCAATCTGTGCTACCTGATCTTCTTGCACCATAGGTGCTGTGCCAAGAGCCTGACCTGTACTGGAATCCATTACAGTTCCATAAGTATTAGGATCAAGGTAAGACACAGGAGCAGCAGCTACAGCACCACCAGGAGCTACAGTTGATTGTGCAACTAGGTCTCTCTGTGCTTGTGTTAGATCTTCAGCAGTTACATCCATCTGACCTGTTGGCATGTCAGTATTAATACCACCAGTTTGTGGAGGTTGGTCAGCTTTCTCTGCAGCTTCCTGTTGAGCTTTGATATTTTGTAGTGTTGCAGGATCAGTAATATAAGACTGATATGCACCTTGGTATGCAGTCTCATCATACCCTGGGAGGTTCATATCTATGCCTTGCTGCTGTAGATAGTCATTATAACTAGGTAGACCTAACCCAGAAAGACCTGTATCATTAGCAGCTTTAGCATTCATAGCAGTGTCATATGCTTGGGAGTAAGTTCCATCAGGATACTTAATCTTGTAAGTACCGTCAGAAGCTTGTACAACCTCACCACCAGGTTGATAATTTAGGGCAGGGTTTACTGTAGCCCCTGTGTTAAATCCTTGGATAACACCACCTTGGTTGTTACCTTGTACAGTCTGTGATGCAGAACCACCTTGTGTTTGTGCTTCAGTTCCAAAGCCTTGAACCTTAAAATAACCAGGAGGGATAGGTTGAGAAGGTACACCATTGATATGTTGGATGTACATAGACATACCAAACCTGTTACGGTACAACACATTCTCAAATGCAGGAGCAGTACCAGCAGCTTGTTGCTCTTCCAGTGTCTGAGGTTGATATAGTTTAGCTTGCTCTGCAGCTCTGTTTTCAAACTGTGTTTGCTGTAGTCCTAGTCCTGCCTCATAAGTAGGGATATCTACTTCAGTAAGGCCAGTCTGACCGTCACCATAGACAGGAGTAATGTTTCCAATGTTAGGAGTACTTACAAAGTTAGGCCCAGTGTAAGTCCCATCTCCTGTAACTCCACCTGTGATGTTACCAGCACCAGTACCTACACCACCAGTGTTTATAGTCCCTGTAGCCCCAGATCCTGTTGTAGTACCTGTATCTGTTTTCTTTGTTTTCTTTTTCTTGATAAGATCCCACTCAAGCATGTTTAAGGTGGCTTCATCGTAGGAACCTGCAGCAGATATTCTAGGACTCCAATAATCATTTCCCTGTGATAAAAGGTTGTCCATATAATTGTTATGATCTGTTAATTCTTTAGCTGTTGCATTAGCCATACCTGCAGTCGAGTTACTAGAAACACCTCTGTTTGCCAACTGAGAAGTTAGATAAACTCTGTTTGCTGTAAAGTCGTTAGTGACTTCAACAGTCTCAGGATCAATACCAGCATCAATTAAATCTTGTTCAGTAGGTTGATCTTGCCAACGATCATAAAGGATCTGAGCACCAACATCGTTAGCTGAGTTATTGCCATAGAATGTAGATTGTTCTCCAGGGTTATACCCTGCTTCTTTAAGCACATCATCTAGTACAGTATGAGCAGACGTATCATTAGGATCAATACCCAAGGAGGCATATGCTGCATTCATGTCAGCAGTATTAACACCAGTGTTCTGAGCAAGATATTTCAAGTCAGCAGCAGCAGCAATAGCAGCCATCTCCTCAGAGGTAGCATTGGAAAGATCTACAACCTGTGTATCTTTACCTGTGTAAGTAAGCTCAACACCATTAACTTCGTAGTTTCCATCGGCATTAACTGTTGCTCCACCCATGCCAAAATCACCAGAGGCAACTGCTGCATCAATCTCAGGGTTTTCTCCTGGTTTAACGCCTGTTCCTGCTGGGGGAGATTCTACTGTTTTAAATATTGACATTATCTAATACCTTATAATGCTAAAGTCTGTCTAAGCTTTGTTGTGTCTGCTTTAGTAAACTCTTGGTAATTACCTTTTAAATTCTCTGGGAAAGCAATAAACTCTATAGTTGCACCAGTCTTGTCTGAGACTTCTAGGGCTACATCGTAGAAGCTACGAGGATTGCCTGTACCAAAATTCCATATACCTGACTCGTCTACATCAAAGAATCTTTGCTGATCCATCACAACTTTACCTACGTGAATAAAGTCTCTGAAGTATTTAGGAGAACCTTTAAACAGTTTTATCTTACCAGTCTTTTTAGCTTGTCCCATAAACTTGGTGAAGGGACTTGCTTGGTTTCCTTTGTGCTCCTCGTGGGGGCCATGTACGTTGAAGTATCTAAATATCTGAGTAGTGATATCAGCATTTCTAAACTCTACATACTTTTCAAACAATGCCTTACTACGAGCATAATGGTTCTGAGGATCAACAGGAGATGTCTCCTTGAAGTCTGACTTTAGTCCATAGACTGAAGCACTGGAAGCAAACTGAAACTTAATGTTATGCTTGATACATTCTTCATACAACTTAATGCTGAACTCTACATTCTGTCTATATATCTTAGAGATGTTTGTCTCAGTTGTGGAGCTAATAGCCCCTAAGTGTACTACCCAGTCCAATCCTTCTACCTTAGGAAAGGACATGCCCCACTCATTCTTTACCACTTCGTGGTGTGGTGTCAGGGCATTGACCATGTTTTGACCAATGAAGCCATTACTCCCAGTGACGAGTATTTTCATGACTGGCTGTCACCTTTTGCTACTCTGTAATTATCTTCTACAGAATCAGGGGTAGAGACCTCTAGTATTGTTCCCTCTTCTAAGCAAATGATTTGATGAGGTACAAGAGTCGGGTTCGTCCAGGCATCGCCCTCACCCAAGGACTCAACGTGTGTGGTGGCGTCTTCTGTGTCGATCCAAAGAACCTCAAACTTGCCAGATAGAACGTACCAACTTTCTTTCTTATCTTTGTGGAAGTGCATAGAGAATTTAGCACCAGTATTAAAAGATAGAAACTTACTACAATACTCGTCATTTGTTACCCATATAAGTTCAGAACCCCAGCCCTTCTTAACGAAGCCTTCAAGTCGCATGTTGTGTTACCTCTGTTAGTGTAGGAGCATAGACTCCTCTGTGTTGGACAGTTATGGCTGCTGCATCCATTGCAAACTTTATAGCCTTGTCTATATCATAAGTATCTAGATAGTTGAATACAAGACCCGCAAGGAATGTATCTCCTGCACCACACACATCATGAGTTTCTACACTAGGGGGTAGGTAAGTTCTGTTCTTATACTCGACTTTCTTTGAGCCGTATGTGACGATAAGTTCGTCTGTTAGTGTTTCTGCTGCTTCCAGTTCGTACTGGTTTATCTTTACGAAGCAGCCATCAAACTGAGCTAGGTTAGTCTTCTTAGTATCTACAAAGATAGGGCCGTTATACTTAGCTCTGAAATCTTTTATGTCGTTATCTTCTATAAAACCTTTGTTGTAGTCTGAGATAACAACAGCATCATACATACTTACATCTTCGTCTGCTGTATCTATGTGCTCAGTCTTAATCTTTTCATCTACTCTGATCAGTTGCTGACCAGTCTTATCTTCAACGTATCTGTGTTTACGTTCTCTGTACTCTGTTATGATGTCTACTCTAGCACCCAGATTAACTAAGTTGTTGTAGACGTTGTATGCCATACCCCTTTTGATTACGGTTGAGGTAAGATCAAAGACAGGCACAGGTGCCTCTGGGCTTATTCTAGTTACAGTGCCTGTGTGGTATTCATCATAACAACTGTCGCCTAGTAATAAAATCTTCGATTGCTTTTGTGGTAGACTGCCCATTGGTTCTCTCGTAGAATACTATTTCTTTGCAGTACTCCTCCCCAAGTATTGTCTTTCCCTTCCAATCAGATCCTTTTACCATTACATCAGGCTGATAAGCTTTTATAATACCTACCAAGTCCTCGTCTGTATCAAATACTCTGACACTATTGACAGGCTTCAACATAGACATTATATGTTTACGTATTGACAAAGGATTAAAAGGTCTTCCAGTACCCTTGTTATACTCAATACGCCTGTCTGTGTCAATAGCTACTAGCAAATGACCACCTAACATCCCTGCAAAATCAAGGAGATCTAGGTGTCCAGAGTGCAGTACATCAAATGCACCATTAACAAAAACTTTCTTCATGAGGTAAAGATCCTAATATGTCCAGATTCAAACATATTATTACACAAGAACCAAGTCAACAACCTCAACAAGAGTTACCCCCAGATTGGCCTACAGTCTTTCCTAAATCTATTGTAGGACTAGATCGTGATGGTGTCATCAACGTAGATAAAGGCCACTACATCACAGATCCTGAAGACTTTGAAGTATACCCTGACTCCCTAGCAGCTATCCACAAGCTTCGTATGAAAGGTTACAAAGTGGTAATATTAACTAACCAGGGTGGTATTATTAAAGGATTACAAACACATGAGCAAGTAGAAGCTGTACACCAACGTATGTTTGAAATCTTTGGACAGGCAGGTATCTACACTATTGATGGTCTTTTCTATTCTGAGTCTTCATTGAAAGAGGACATTTATGCCAAGCCTAACTTAGGTATGTTTCACAGAGTAGAGAAAGAAATATTTGGCGGTAAGACTAGGTTTAAAGATAAAGGTTTCTATGTAGGTGATAAGATGTCTGACCTTAAAGCTGCTGAGAGAATTGGTGCCACCCCAATCTTAGTAAGAACTGGTCATGGGGTGGACACTGAAGGAGAGCTAAAGAAGTTCTCAAAAGAGAAGTTAAGAAAGAAGACTAAGGTTTTCGATAACCTCCTTCAATTTGTGAACAGGCTACCTTAAGCAGCCTCTTCTCCTAGATCTTCTACAACTGAATTATTGTAGGGGTAGTGTACCAACTTACCCATCTCTGGTAAATACAAATAGTTGATGTCTGAGTTCTTAATGGTTCTCATAGCATCATCTAGTGTCTCTACCAGTGGCTCACCTGCTAAGTTGAAGCTAGTGTTGAATAGAATAGGTACACCAGTAATCTTACGGAACTCATCAATCAGAGTATGATATGTTTCATTCTGTTCTTTAGTCACAGTTTGAATACGACATGTACCGTCTACGTGTGTGATAGCAGGACACTCACCATGCTTCTCTAACTTGAAGTCCATTGCATACATCATGAATGGTGACTCTTCCATACCGTAGGTGTCGAACCACTCCTCAAAATGTTCCTGCATCATAGAGCCAGCAAATGGTCTAAACCACTCACGTCCTTTGACCTTGTTTACTGTGTCCTTACCATTAGGATCTGTGGGATCGTACAGGATAGAACGATTCCCTAGTGCACGAGGTCCAGCCTCAGAACGTCCTTGATACAAAGCTACGATATTCTTCTCAGAGATAAGCTTTGCTACATCAGAAGGTTTTACTTTCTTTGTTTCAATGTCACCAAAGTCGTAAGACTCTTCACGTTCAGGACCAAGGTACAGAGTGTCTAGTGGACGTTTTGTTTTATCTTTTGTTTCTATGTGATGGACTAGTCTTGCAAGACCAAGGGCTGTGCCACCATCATGTGAGATAGGGTCAACAAAGATATTAAGGTCAGGAAAACGTTTCTTGTAGTAGTAGTTTGCCATGCAGTTTAGACCATAACCACCAGCAATAACAACGTTCTTTTTACCAGACATCATTACAGCTTTTTCGATCAAGTCTCCAACAAGAGTTTGTGTTTGATCTTGAACTGCCCAAGCTAGATCTTTTGCTGCATCAGTGACTCTACTTGGATCTTTATGCCAAGCTTTTGGGTCATCTCTGAGCACTAAGTAGTCCCAACGTTCATGGTCAATGTGAGCACCTGCAGGGTAGTTAGGGAAAAACATATTTTTATCCCCTCTAGTGTTAACAAATAAAGGTGGGATTTTATCTGTTGCCTTACCATAAGGAGCAAGGCCCATTGTTTTACCTGCTTCAATATAACCAAAACCAAGATATTCAGATACAGCTTCGTAAGCTTTTACAATAGTTACTGCTGAGTCCATGAATATACTTTCGTTGGTAATCCTTTGAGTATCTGGGTTTCCTCCAAAAGATTGGTAAATAGCTTTTACACCTTCTTCGTAGTCACAGTCAAAAATAGATTCTGTCTCAAATCCATAATTAGTAAAATCATCTGTGACCTTTATTCCTTGTCTTGTTCCTGCCCCATCTACAACGACAGCTACAGCATCATCAAAACCTGAGTTGTAGAAAGCTCCTGCTGCATGACCTGCATGATGTGCATTTGCAAGATTTACAACTTTAACATCAGGGTTATGTTTACGAACAAGGGCAGTGTATGGGTCTTCGCCTGTCCAAGGTAACTGAGGAAACTCTGGGTGAGTACCTCCTAGAATTAAAATATCAATCCCATACTTAAGTGCTTCAAGGATACCTCTAAAAGGGTTCCCGTCATATTTAGTACGAGAAAATCTTTCTTCTTCTATATAAAACTTTAATTCACCATCTACCAGTAAAGCAGCAGAACCATTGTGACCTGGGTTAATTCCTAAAATATTCATCTCACTTCACCTTCTTTTCGATATCTTTTACAATGTCAGCATATACTTTGTTTATTTCTTCGTCTGTAAACTCAACAGTTCCTTCATTAAAACGATCTGCTAAATGAGATTCAAGACCTGATATACGAATAGGTGAATATACTTTAGGAACGTTCCTTTCTATAATATTAAAGTGATTAGGGTACGTAGTGTTTATAGCAAAAGTAGACCCCATGATAACTGATCCAGGTTTACTTAAAGCCTTTGCCATATGTTGGCCTACAGAGTCACATCCAATAAAGTAGTCTGCTGCCTCAATAAAACAGGCCCACATACGAAGGTCTGCTTCAGGCTTCATGGTGTATGTGTCTTCAGGCATCCAGAAGTTTTTCTCAGCAAACAAAACTAGGTTGTACTTTGTTGCTAGTTTCTTTGCTAGTTTAAGGTATGTATCTGGATTAATAGAACGAGAAGATTGGTCTAATAAAACACCTTCCTGTGGTTTTTCAATGGATCTACCGAAAGGTTGAATAACAATAGTCTTCTGCTTCTGCTGCTGTTGCCTAACTTGCTGCATAAAGTTAGCTGCTTGAAGTTCTTCATTCCTGTTTGTTACAAGGGTAGGATCACCTAAATCAGAATGATCATCAGTCTCATTAATTAAGTAATCAAATGATTCAGCAAGAGACTTTTCTTGTTTGTAGTACCCTGGTACTCTATATGGCTCTGGAGATATAACTCTATCTGCATCCATAAAGAATTGTTCAAAGGCACCTTTCTGATCTGGGTTAAAGACTTTATCATGTAGTTCTGGAATACCCCAGTATAGAGAGTCCCAACCATGCACCATAATACGAAAGTCTTTGTTTTTCTTTGAGTACTTGATGAGGGCAGGAATAGCTGCTATAGCCCTACCTGCTCCACCATCAATCATAAAAACAGTTTTCATAGTCTTCTTCTTTTTATTATTATCTTTACAGTCCAAAAAGGACTGGTGATTATTTTAACACATTCACTTTAGTATGTAAACTTTAAGATCCTGCATAGTTACATTTTAAGTTACCTGTTGGACCACTTTTAAACTGTTTATTACCACAAGCACTATTATCTGAAAAGATTTGACCTATTAGACAAGATTGATACCCTGGGCAAACACCAAAGCAAGCAGTTCCTCCAGGACTAAGACATTGACATGCAGGAGAACAATTCAAAGTATAACAATTTCCACAAAAACCCATCCAGTAGAATTTAGAAAGACAAGTAACACATGGGTAAATACAACTTGCTTTACATTCTCTAATAATACAGTAACCATTTTTACTACTGTCAAATGCTTTAAATATAACTGTGCAGTTTGCTGCATCATTAGCAGGTGGATCAAAAGCAAAAGATAGACTTGTCCTTGAGGCACCTCTTCTAATAGTGTAAGGATTCATTACAATTTTACAAGTGTAAGGATCTTGATAAATATGTTCAGGTGTTCCTATTGAACCAGATAGAGTACCACCGTCAGGACATGCAACACAAGTTGGTGAATTTGCATAACATCCAGATCCACATATTTGTTTTAGTTCGTTTACGTATTGAGCAGGATAACAGTGCCATTCAAAATTACAAGGAGCAGTCCATACATGTTCAAGAAGACCACAGCAACAGTTTGATAGGAAGCTTGTGTACACTCTTAAATGGCAGTTATGATCTATAAGAACTCCAAGAATACTATAAGTTTGAGCTTGGTTACACCAAAATCTATAAACACAAGATTTTCCAGCACAACAATTATCACTGTAATTAAAATTAAAAATAGCTATTCTATTGGATGCACTGTTCCCATAACAACTAGGTATAAAAATAAACCTATCACACCAAAAAACACCTTGCCTAATATAAGGAAAACAACCACCGTAACTATCTTGATAAGTGTTTGAGTTGTACCCTATAGTACTTTGGACAGGGCATTGAACGAGGTATGTACATTGAACACAAGCTGCATTTCCTCCATCACACAAACAATACTTTGCAAATCCTTGGAAGCAACCTCCAGTATAAAACGTAGCCATAACAAGCATTCTGTTAGCATAGTCGATATGTGGATAAAAATAATCCATGTATCCACCTAAAGAACCATCATACCGAGTATAAGCATAAGACTTTATGCAACCAGCACTGGCTGCAAAACAACAGGTACAATCAAATACAGATTCTGGGCAAAAACCTACAGTAACAACTATATTATTTTGAAATAATTTACATATTTTATTAGCACCAGAATTGTGGTATGCAGAACCACTTACTGAAATACCACAACAATGAACACCTGATGCAACAGTACCTGCGCCAGAATTTCCACAGTATGCAAATCTACCATTTGTTAAAAATGCTTGTTTTGCCCAGCACACATCAGCACAGTTTGTAGAAATCTCATAGTTTCTAGTGAAAACTCTATAACAACCCCTTACATCATCATTATCAACAAAACCTGGGAATAGTCGTAAACTACCAGTTCTAACATTATATAGAACCCTACCTTGACTACAAGATCCTACACAGAGACCTCCGTATGGAAATGCAGAAGGAACAATCTTTGCAAAATTGCCTGATTGACCTTCAGGTCTAGTACAAGTACAATACATGTCTCCTGCTATTTCCATATGATAATCAGAAGTAACACTACCCTCACTAGTCTTAGCAGGAAGATTAGTTCTATCCCAAGCTAAATAAACACAATGGCCATTTGCTGAAGGATTAACTTGGCAACCACAGCAAACGAATCTAGAGTATTCCCAAGTCTCATAAGTTCCAGAACCACCAAAAACTATACCTGTTGATGTTCGTCTATTAGTCCACCAAACTCCACCTGCACTTGTTTCTGGGCTATGTTCATGTGAAAATTTACCGACAATATATGGTGTTTCAATAACTTCTTCTCCACCTCCTACAGCAGCCCAGTCAGAACCATCATAAGATAAAAGAGATCCTTCATCAGTATCAAAATACAAAGAACCAGTAGCAGGAGAACTTGGCCTACTGGCTGTATTTCCTGAGGGTGCATCAAGCTTTGTGCTTGCTGTAATACAACACGAGGTAACACAACAGGCACAGACGTTCCTGCTGTTATCGACCACCGTAGTGCCATTAATCTTATATGCCATTTATATTCTCCGTCCTAAGACTATCGTGAATCAAACCCATTCGGTTCCATTGTAAGCAACCAATGTTCCTTCATCAGTATCAAAGTAAAGTTGCCCTGTTGCTGGAGAGCCAGGTCTATTAGCTGTAGTGCCAGAAGGTGCAGTAAGGACGGTAGCTGTCACTATCGTCCCTTGCACTGATGGTGTTCCTGAAGGAATGTTTTTACTGTCGTCAATAACAGTTGTGCCACTAACCTTTAGAGCCATTCTCTAGTTCCTCTACTTTACCTTGTAGACACTTCACAGTTTCAATGAGTGCACCTACCAAGCCATTATAGTTGACTGATTTGTAACCATCGTCATCTGTTGTAACAAGTTCTGGGAATGCTTCTTCTACTTCTTGAGCAACAACACCCATTGTGTACTTACCAGAATCTTTCCAGTTATAGTTCACACCTCTGATCTGACCTAGTTTTGTGTAAGCATCTTCTACTGTAGCAATGTTGTCTTTGCATCTGCAGTCAGAAGTAGAGTTGAAGTCAGTGAAGCAAGCTGTTGTACCTCTGGTTGTAACACCACAAACAACATTTGTCTTTAGACAGCACTCTACACAGTGGCAGTTCTCTGTTCTTGCACCATAAGATGTAGTGCAAAGCATACCACTACCATTATAATGTAGGCATGTACCTGCATTACATGTGGCTTTTAAATACCATTCATTTGTAGTATCATTATAAATTCCTGCATCAGTGCCGTTTGCCATAAAGACAGTGTGGTTTGCAATACTATATCCAGGCCAGTTACCATCACCCCCTACAACAGAGATAGAACCGTAGTCACCTGCTGATTGACAGATACATCTGCCACCTACTTTAAGCCAAGTAGTAGCACAGACTTCTGGGGCATTGACACAGGTTCCTGCTGCCAGACAAGTACCTCTAAGGGCAGATGAAGCACAAACTACTGGTGCTTTTACACAGCAGTTAGCTCCTACACAAGTAGCTGCACACACACTACCTGCTGAGTATACGAATTGACCTCTAACACAATTTGCTGCACAAATACATGCACCACTAAAGTTGTTAGAGGTAGAACCATTTGTTGCAGCTTTACCTGACAAACATGTTGCTAGTCCATCAACGTTAGCTACTGTGTGGTTGTGGCTATCGTCTGCAATAGTGAGGCTAAGGTTAGCATTACCAAGGTTTGTGAATGTAGCAGAACCTGTAGCATCTCCACAGATACAAAGTGTAGGATCAGAAGTAGCAGTTGTATTGACTGTGAAGTTACCTGAACCATCTACTGAGGTAGAACCTGTTACTGCTCCACAGACACACAGTGTTCTAGCTGTAGCCCAAGCACTTGCTGTGTCAGCATTACCAGTAACAGCACCTGTGACAGGAGCACATACTCTGGCAAAGGTTACTGTATCAGATGTGCCTACTGCTTGTCCAATGTTAATTCCATTACCATCAACAGTAACACCTGTACCTGCATCAGCACTAAATGATGTTCCAGTAAGTGCAATACCATTACCTGCTGAGTAGATAGAGGTCTCAGCAACTTCAGCAAATACAATGTTTGTAGTACCGAAAGTAATTGTACCTTGAGTACTTAAAACATCTAAGTGACCTGCATTTGTGTCACCTTCTTTGATAAAGAAAGCATCACCTTGTCCTAGTGCATCAGGATCAGATGGTGCTGAACTATCGGTATCTGTAGAACGAGTAAGAACCCAGTTAGTAGAACCAGATCCTACAGTAGTAACTGTGTAAACACCATTTTCATAAGCATTAGTTTGTTCTGTAACAAGAACACGATCTGCACTTGAAAGTGCCACACCATCAATACTTATTGCAGCTTGGGTGCCGTTGTTAGTAAGTGTTGCCCCTACACCTGATGACCCATTGTCATACGTAGCAGATAAGCTGGCTGTTGTTTGAACACGAACAGGATCATGGTAGTGTAACCCTGCAGCAGCAATTGTATCAACGTACTCTTTGGTTGCAAGTTGGCAAGCTAAAGTTGGATTTGCTGAAACACAGACAGAACCAAAGCATACGTTGTCTGCTGTACCAACAGCCTGTCCAATAGCTATTGCACCAGATGTGTAAGTAACACCTGTACCACCTGATAGGTGGCTGTCTACTCTAGCTGTTGTAAAGTACTGGTTTGTCCCCTCTGCTAGGTCATCTGTATCATGATTACCCAGTGTTGAAACACAACCAGTGACATTACCAGTAACGTTACCTGTCAGTGTACCACAAAGGTTGGTAGCACAAATGTTTGCTACACCTGTAATACAGTTACTGTTAGCATCTAAATTTCCACCAAGGGTGGGGCTAGTATCATCAGAAATAGCAGTAAGAGCATCACCAAGGGTAAATGCTGCAGAGTTCCAAGCAGATCCTGTGTATACTTTTAGAGCATTGTCTGTAGTATTCCAGTATAATGCACCAGTAAGTAATCCATCTCCATCGTTGTCTACTGATGGGTCTGAAGCTTTATCACCAAGGTATCTGTCATCAAAGTCATCGTAAGAAGTAGCTGCATTTGTTGCTGAAGTAGCAGCAGCAGTAGCTGAGTTACTTGCATTTGTTTCAGATGTAGCTGCAGCAGTTGCACTATTAGCAGCACAAGTAGCTGAAGTGGCTGCATCTGTAGCTGACTGTAGAATACCGTCAACATAAGTCTTCGTAGTCAAATCAGCAGCATCAGTAGGTGTATAAGTCGTAGTGATTTTATTGGCACCCATATCAATAGTGCCAGTTACAGTACCACCAGAACAAGCTAGTCTTGTATCACGTTGAGTATCTGTGTATGTCTTTGTGGCTGCATCTTGTGCTAGAGTAGGATCACCTAGTCCTGTGATCTTTGATGTACCCATAGCAATAGCACCCGACATGGTTCCACCAGTCAGGTTTAGTTTTAGAGCATCTTGTGTATCAACGTAACCCTTACGAGTCAATGTATCATCTGTAGCAGGTGTAGCTGTAGATGTAGCTTTGTTAGCACCAAGGGAAAGATCCCCTGACATAGTTCCACCTGCACATGCTAGTTTTGTACCTAAGCAAGTTGTAAGGGATGTATAGAAGTCTGCATCATTGTTGATAGCATCAGCTAGTTCACTCAGAGTATCAAGAGCACCAGGAGCACCACCAACTAGGTTACTGATTTGTTGGTCTACATAACACTTTGTACTTGCATCTCCATCAAGGGTTGGTGTCCCAAGAGAGGTAATTTTAGCAGAACCCATATCAAGCCCTGCTGTACCTGTCATGTTAATATCACAGAAAGTAGAAGTACCTACTGAAGTTACATCACCAGTCAAGTCACCAGTCACGTTTCCTGTGACTGTACCTGTTACATCACCTGTTATATCTCCAACAAAGCAAGTATTGGCTGTGATGGTTGTGCCAGTTACAGCAGCAGGTGTTGTAGCACCAACTACACCATCAAAGTTTCCTGTGTGACAACCTACTGCATTACCATTTAGGTTGCCTGTTACATTACCTGAAACAGCACCAGTAACATCACCTACGAAGCAAGTGTTAGCTGTAACTGTTGTACCTGTTATAGCACCTGCTGTAGTCCCACCAATAATAGCACCGTCAATAGTGCCCCCATTGATATCGACTGAAGCAAAAGTACCCTGTCCTGTCGTACTAACTGTAGTAAAGCTACCTGCAGCAGCACTAGAAGCACCGATAACAGTCCCATCAATATTACCTGCATTAATATCTACCGTAGCTAGAGTTGCTGTTCCTGTGGCAGAAAGACCTGGCACAGTTACTGTATCAGCAAAACCTGCAGCACCTGTAACACTCAGTGTACCTGCCAGTGTAGTATTTCCTGTAATTCCTGCAGTTCCACCAACAGTAAGGTTACCACTAGATCCTAAAGTTGTAAATTCACCAGAAGCAGCAGTCGTATTACCAATTATAGTACCATCAATAGTACCACCATTAATGTCTGCTGTGTCAGCTACAAGGCTGTCAATATTTGCTGTTCCAGTAATGTAAGCATCATTCCACTCACTACCTGTAGCACCTAGATCATACGTTGCATCTGCAGAAGGGATAAGGTCTGAGGCAACATCAGCATTTACTGTAACAGTATCACTATCGTCACTACCAAGAGTAGTATTCCCATTAACGGTAAGGTTACCTGTAATAGTAGCATTCTCGTGAATCGCCAGAGTGTCGATATAACCCACACCATCAATGTAAAGATCTTTAAACTCAGCAGTCGGAGAACCCAGATCAATATCTTCATCAGTGACAGGAACAATAGCTCCATCTTGTATCCTTACCTGCTCTACTGCTGCACTACCAACGTTAGTAAAGAAATTAATTCTGTTGTTAGCTGTATCAACAACAACTTTGCTGTACTGATTAGTGTCTGAAATTAGAGGAATGAGGCCACCTTCTCCAGTAGAAGTGCCATCATGTCTGTGACCTGTGCTTGCACTAAATGCTGCTACAAGCTGTTCAAATTCATTGTGTACTGGTTCAGCTTTAATAACCTGACCAGAAACAATATCAGCAGCACTTTGTCTTGTATAACCTGCCATTTATAATCTATCCCCCACTCCAAACGTCACAACAATGCCTTGGACACTGTGTGCAGCATTCGTGTCATTTGTAACATATCTAAAAGAAACTGATTTACCCGAACCTGAAACATTTACTCTTTGGACAGGAGAGGGGTTACCACTCCATATTGTTGTATTAGAAGGTTCATCGTAGATAGCCTCGTTATAGTAGGCTGCTGCACCTTCGTTTGTAAGAATAAAGTTGGTTGGGTTAAGAATGGTGGTATCATCATAGTCAAAGATAACTGACATTATGATCTCGTTATCACCTTCTGATCTAAGGTAAGTAGCAACAGTATGAATAATCTTACGTTGCTCTGGATCTTGCATGTGCAAGAATGGTGTTTGGTAAAGGCTTACGATGTTATTACCACCGAAGCTGTTACCTGATTCCTGTCTATAAACTTTTCCTGAGGTATCCCCATGAATGACGTATTCTTCTTTGTCGATGTATCCACTGTCAGCACATGTAGCTTCAATGCCAATCATCTGACCAAACTCAAATCCAATTCCACCCTGTTGTCCTAAACGTAGGCCACCAAGTAGAGCAGCACCACTGTCTGTATTGTAGAACAATCTAAACTGAGATTTACCTCTGATGATTACAGAAGATACAGCATCCAGGTCATTGTTAAAGATAACGTCAGAAACAAAAGATTGGATGTTCTTGGTTAGTGTTTCCAAGTTAACGTCACCAATCTTATCTGTACCTGAAATAGGTCTGATACCATCTTGTGATAAGAAGATTAGGTCACCACCAATCTCAATAACACTGTCTGATGCTAGGCATCCAAGGTCATCTGTTACGTGCTGTACAGCCCAGTCTGAGATATTGTTGCCTACAATCCTTTTAATGTTGTTCGTACCAAACACAAACAAAGAATCACGAAATGGTTTGATTGCTACAACAGGAAAACCTACGTTAATTACACCAGCACCATCTGCAGGTGACCACTTTGTTTCGTCTGTAGGTGCACTGAAGTAAACGTTATGAGGTTCAGCAGGATCACCTGCAAGCCACATGTGGTTCTTAAATACTGCAGCAAACTTAGGATCATCAGGAGCTTCTGTAGCTGTAATCTGTGTGTAAGTTGTACCATCGTAGGTAGCTGCAGGGTTTACACCATCTGTTAAAATAACTTTTGCTGTACCCCAGTTGAACCTAGTAAACCTTACTTTAGATACACCTGTCATTGTAGGTGAACCAGAAGTAGTCACTGCTGTCCAAGACTCTGCTGTAGCATCCCAATAGTGTAAGTAGTTATTACCTGTAGAAGGTTTACGTGCAGCAAGAATACCATCGTTAATACCAGCAGCTACTGCTACACCAAGAACACTGCCAGAGCTATCCCCAGGTACTGTGCCGTAGTCGTTGGTGTAACCACTTACACGTCTATACCCACCAGTAGTAGCAGGTTCGTAGTTAAGCAAAGAGATAGCAGAACCAGGTTGTGTTTCACCTTGTGACAACACGTCCCTGTTCAGGTTCAATCCACCCTGAGCAAATACTTTAAAGGAGCCTAAGTTGTCTGCCATTAGCTTACTCTACTCAAACCTACATTAGCTCTTTCAACTACTGTGGATCTTATTCTTAGAGGTTCGTCTACAAGAACTCTTCTCATAGACTTAATACCATCTTGGAACACGCCTTGGTGTACTGCAGCACTCTGCTCATTAGATCTAAATCTCATCATGTACATCATAGCACCATCAATGATTACATGTTTAAATCTATCAGGAATAACTGTTACATCATCGTAAGCACTTAGGTCTGCAGGAAATGACCAGTACACATACTCAATTTCGTATGCTGCATCAGGAATAGGTGTTACACCAAACTTCTCTTCGTTTGTTTGATAAACAAGAGTAGGAGCAGATATACCTGTCTGATCTCCTGTGTCATCTCCTTGACGATACTTTTGAACATACTCGTCATAAGAAATAACTTTCATAGCTGTAGGAATATTAGTCCCACCTGAAAGTTGTTTGATGTAGAAAGTCTGCCAGTCTGCCCTAGAGAAGTCAGATGGAAAGTCATACTCTCTTGTACCTGCAGTCAATGTCTGAGTGTACGTAGTTTTTAGGAAAGGCCATTCCTGACCTGTCTGTAAGATATTTCTAATGGAGTTATTTACAGCTTGTTTAGCTAGTGCCTGTACGTTACGTACATCAGTAAAGCCACTACCCCCTACAGCAAGGGTAACCTCGTTAAGTCTAGTTAGTAGTTCATTTACTAGTGTAACGTAATTAACCATTACAAAAATCCTTCAGATAGCCTAAAGGGGCCAGTCGCCCAGCCCCTAAAGTTTTAAGTACTAAGCCAAGTTGTACTTAGCTGTGACCAGTGCTTCTGGTCTTAGAATTTTTCTACCGTAAAGGTGCATACCACGAACAATATCGGCAAATGAATCTGGATCACGATATGTTTCAGTCTTGTTGATCTGCTCTGCAGTAGCAACGGCTGAATCATGACCAGCTACGATTACACCGTAGTCAGTGTTCTGGTTGTCTGTACCTGTTGTAGCAGCACCAGTACCAACTGATGGTAGGTTTGAAGAAGAGTAAACTCTGAAACCATTCCAGTTGTTGATTACTAGGCCGTTACGTAGACCGCCTGAAGCACCCCAATCAGATTGTAGGAAACGTGAATCTTCGTCCATCAAGATTTCCATCATGACAGGGTCAATTACGATCCAACGACCATCTTTGTCAACTTGTTGTTGATCAAGTAGACGACCCATACGAGCCACCATCATTGTTGGTGAAACGTATTCTGTTGGTAGTGCAGTTGCACCTGGCAAACGTGCTGCAACAGGGATCGAATGGTCACCAGCAGAAGCTGTTGTGATGTTACCAAAGTCACCTTTGTTTAGCTTGTTTGCTGCAAGTAGTTCGTCATCACCTGCTGTTGAGTCTGCTTTAGTACCGTTAACAGTATCGTTAACTGTGTCAGCATTCCCATGTAGGGCAGACTGTTTGTAACCTGCTAGGTAACCTAGAACTTCTTGGTCATGCTGGTCAGCAAGACGGTAAGCTGCTCTGTTGGTAGCAAGGTTCATGAAATCGATGTGGCTATGAGCCTCTTCGATATCGTCCATCTTGAAGGCAAAATAGTTAGCTTTATCAACGACTAACGAGAAATCGTCATCACTAAGATCTTGCGCTGCGATGGTTGTGCCACGAGTGTATGCAGAAACTGAGATCTCAGGTTCTTTCATAATTTTCACTGTGTCACCTTGATTTGCGATCTCTCCGAAATATTCAGAGTTCGTAATGTCACCTACAACTGTGCTCTTCCTGAATGCAAGCTGCACCTTTTTGGAATAGATGATTGGGGAAAAGTTCCCATTTGGCAGGTTGGTATAACCTGATGCGGATGCAAAAGCCATGATTAAATCCTCCATGATATTTGGCTTTAAGAGAAAGCTAAACACCTGAAAGAGGCTGTTACTTTTCTAGGGTGCAGTAGGTATCAACTTGCGCTCATTGATACCACTGGGCCTATACTTGAACAGGTGGTTCTTTGTAGTTTAGACTTTTATGAAAAAGTATCTATAGAGGTAGTCCCTGAGGAGGCTCTATACTAGATACGTGTAGTTATATTGATCACTTCTTAAGTGTCAATAGTTTATCTGGCTGCGCCAGACATGTCATAGACAAATTTACCAGAAGCCATAGCTTCTTGGATTTCATCTTGACGAGCCTCAAACTCCTTAGCTGACATCTTGGCAACCTCAGATTCTTTGATCTGACCTGAGACACCTTTAGCATCAATAGAAGTACGAGTACCTTTGGTAACAGATGACGCTGCAGCTTTACGAGTATTTCTCTTAGCTGCTTTAGTCATTCCATTATCAACCTTATAAAGATCAATCACACGAATAACAGATGCAGGATCATCCATGTTTTCGTATAGAGCATCCCTAACCCACTTAGGCTGTTCCTCTGCCCAGTTGTGGAATCCTTCTGATTGTCTTAGTTCATCGAAGTCATCATGAGACTTACGAATAACATTCTCTGCTTTCATTCGTAGTGCTTCATTATGAGCTTCATCTAATTCTTTTAGACGTTCTTCTGCTTTACTGAACATCTCTCTTGCTTTCTCTGAAGCAATCTTTTCTACAATACCTGCTACGTCTGGGTACTGTTTTGCCCACTCTTCGATGTCTTCATCAGACTTAGGAGGAACAATACTTTGTTTCTTCTTTCCTTTTTCAAGAGCTTCAAGGCGTCCATTCCATTCCTTTTCTTTCTCTTGCATGTGTCTGCGTAGATCACCATAACGTTTCTTGAAAGACTTCTCTTCAGCACTTAGTCCTGCTGTGGCATCGTCTTCCTGTGCTTCCCCTTCCTGGGATGCTTGTTCTTCTTGTTGGGTATCACCTGTGGCTTGTACCTGGGTGTCCTCAGTACTTTCGCCACTGGGTTCACTTTCTTCAACATACTCTTCACCACGAGCCTCTGCCTCTAGTTTTGCAATCTCTTTCGCTTCTTCTTCCATGCGCTTCTTGCGCTGTTGGTTGTTGAAGCTTCTATCTACAAACCCTGCTTTCTTAGGGCTTTCCATTGTCATCATTTCAGGCATAGTATTTTCCTTATGTTGGGGCCAGGGTTTATTCCCTGGGTAGCCTTATTGTTATTTTTTGTTAGCCTTTTTTCTTGCCATTAGACCACCTTTGTTCTGTGACACACCTGCTGATTCAAACTGTGCGTCAATGGCATCAAAGATAGCATCGTTTTCTGCTTCTTCTTCAGTAGTCATGTCTTCACTATCAAAGGTGTATTTATCTCCTTTAGGACCAGTAAAGGTGCTTTCTCCTGTACTTGGGCCAGAATTTGGATCTCTAGCTCTTGTACCACCACCTGTAGTAACTGTTGGACCATCGTCATCACCTGTGGCTCCACCACCTTGAAGGATAGCTTCTGTTTCATTTTGTCTTGCTAGAGTGTAAGTTGATAAGTATGATCTATTATATTTAATGTCATCTTGACTAAAAGTAAATCTGCCAGTTTTAGGATCTCTTGTTGCTCTAAGACCGTACTTATCAATAAGTTGCCCTGCTTTTTGGTTTCCTGTAGCAACTATATCGTCAAGAGCTTGCGTTATTAGATTAGATTTACCTGAAAGATCGTCTGCCATTTTAGCGATTGTTTTTGCGTCATCAGTCTTACCTTGAGCTTGTGCTAGAATAGATAACGCATTTAAGTTTGATATATTAGTAAGTGCGTTTCCAGACTGAGCTAATCCCATAAATCCCATACCTGCTGGACCAGCCACTGATGCTGCTAATGCAGCACCTGCACCACCACCGAGATTAGTAGCGTTTGCCATCATAGCTTCAGCAGCAGCTAAAGGACTTGATAAGTCCATATCATCAAATGCAGAGATAAGAGAAGTATCTGAGGTAGGTGTTGTAGGTGGAGGTGTCCCACCACCATCGTCCCCACCAGTAGGTTGCTGTGTTGCTTGCTGTGCTTTCTTCAGGGCTGCAGTACCAAATTCATAGTAAGGAGGGACAGTGTACTGTTCGTCTGAAGGGTTCTTTAACTTACCATTAATGTACTCAATAACTTTACTTTGATTTGTGTCAGAATTAACAAAAGTTTTAAATGTTGTAACACTGTCCTGCTGTGATGTCTGGTTAAATGTTGAACCACCTACTGTCGCCCAGTCTGCAGGATTAAATCCTCCAGCACCTAGCATTTGTGATTGCTGAGTGTACTCCTTAGGCATTGTAAGAACGCCTTGGTTAGCTTGTACAGGCATAGGAGCAGGAGCACCAGCCTGTGGAGCACCACTCATGTTCTGTTGGATCTGCTGGGGACTAAGAGGCTCACCACCAATTCTACCATTTTGTTCCATAGAACTCAAGCCTGTCTTGGCTTTATTACGTAGATCTTCAAAGAAGTTGACCCCATAATATCTAAGAACATCAGCAGGAACTACGTACTCACCTTCAGATAACATTGCAGGAATATCATCTCTTACTTCACTTGCAAGAGATCCAGGAGGGATGTCATTACCAGAGACAGGATCTTTCTTCATGCCATCATCTGCAATACCACCATACTCAAACAACGACATCTGTTTCTGCATATTCATGGCTGTACCACCCTCATTAAACATTCTTATTTTACCATCTTGTGTTCTTACACCCATCTCTTTCATCTGTGAAACAGTTGGTTTCTTCACATTCTTTGCAAGGACAAGTGGTCCTACTTGTATAATTTCATCAGCTTCAAATACAGGTTTACCTGTTTTCTTGTCATAGAACCCACTACCACGATATGGATTCATACCTACCTGTGTCCACTCATCTGATCCTGAAGCAATAATTTCTGCTGCTTGACGTTGTAGATCATAAGGGTCTTCAGATGTGTACTCTCCAAAGATACGAGCAATAGTAGCTTTGTTCTGCTTGGCAGGTCCACCTGTCTTTTTGTCTATAGCATCTTGTAATGTCTTTCGATCAGTACGTGTACCCCTAGCAATATCTAACGCTGTGTCTGCGTCAGAACCAAACCTAATGTTCTTAAGTCTGATTGCTTGACCGTATCCTACAACAGAACCAGACTTTTGATTTCCATCATGTATAGATACAACCCACTTATCATAATCATCATAGGCAGGAATATCTAGTCGAGATGAAACAACCTGACCTTCTGCTAAATCTGCACCCTCAACACCTAGGATAGGATACCTTGTACCCTTCTTACCTAATGCCCCTTGTACTTCTGTAAGGGTAGGAAGAAGATTCATAACTTCCTCTGCTGTGTATTCTTTTGGTTCAGGGAATGCTTCTTGTATACGCTTCCTTGCTTCTTTAGAAGTAATCTTACCTTCTATAAGAGACTGTGCTGCTGCCTGTGCGTCAGGTAAATTCTTTTGTCTCTGGGTCTCAGGTAGTTTTTTATCTTTACGCCATTGCTCTAGTGCATCAGGATCATTACGTAGACGTGCAGCTTCTACTGCATCCGCTTCTCTATTGACTCTACCACGAGGCATATCTTTCCAACGAACTATATTACCATCAGGACCAACAACCTCAAGATCATCACCTGTCATTTTAGGTGATATTCTTTTTGTTTCTATAGTGAAACCTTTTTCACGAAGTTTACTACGTAGTTCTGGGTTGGTAAGATTTCCTTTACCCCACTCACTAATAATTTCGTCTGCTTCTAAAAGTTCTGCGTCAGTGTATGTTGGTGTGCTCTTACGTGATACCTTAGGGATACTACTTGCTACATCCATAACTTCATCTGTTTGACGAGCCATGTCAGCACCTTTACGTATCATGTTCTTAGCTGCAGTACCAAGACCAGGAATCAAACCGATAGCCTCTGTTCCTACAAGCATACCTATCTTTACGTAGTTAGGTTCTTCTTTCTTAAGTTCATCTTCAATATCTGCAACAGTGAAAGCTGTACCTACACCAGGAAGACTTTCTAAAGCAAACTGACCTACAGCCTTAGCTGACTCTAAAGTTTCATCAGGGTCAACAAGATCTACTCCATACGCTTCTGCTATAGCCTCTGGGTTACCTACATTATCCTCATAAAACTTTCTTGTTTGGTCAGCCATGCCACCCTCATTAAACTTTAAAGAATCACTACGTTTACGAGCAGCCTCAGTTGCTTCTTTTAAACTGTTGTGAACACTGGTGGGTTTTATTATATCTGCTTCCAACATAAGAATAAGCGTTTCTTCATCATAAGATTTACCATCAAATATTGTAGGAACATTAACCCACTTACCTTTATATTTAAATGTTGTAGACTTTTCAGATACTAACTCCCCTTCAGGTGTTTTGTATACATCACGACCTGCCTGTGTTTTCTTTCCAGTCTTTTTACCAACATCAGCCATTTACTTCGTCCCTAAGTCTTTTTAATCTACGAAGACAGGTCACATGCCCCTGTAACCTGTAGAAATCATCGGGGCTTGTAGCCTGTTCCATCTGAACATGAACACGTTCAATCTTAGAGTCCATCTCTTCTAGAAATGCAGACCAGATGTCTTTATTATTTACGAGTAGTTTAAGGCTCATCTTTGACCTTGCCCTGTGTTAGCTGAGAATCCTGGTTCACCTGGAGTAGGGGCACTGCCTGTGCCTATCTGACCTCCACCAGAACCTTGTGTGTCCTGTGCCTGTGCTCCTGCAGGTACTGCACCCTGTGGTGCTGCTCCTGGTGGTGCCTGAGGTGGTGCAGGGGGTGGATTAGCTTCTTGGAACTTCTTGAGGATCTCAGCTTGTATTGCTGCATCTTTCATGTCGTTTGCTACTTTATCAGGATCAAGATCCATTGAGTTAGCAATCTCTCTAATAATATAATCCATTTTAGCAAATGGTGCAAGTGCTGGGTTCTGTACGACACCTAAGAATTGCATTAGACGTTGGCTACGTACTTCGTTAGCCATTAGAGAGTTTGTACCTTCAGCTTTAACTTCTAGGTCACCCTTAATCTCAGGATCAAAGTCAAACTGCATATTGAACCCAAAGAATGCTTTAGCTAGTGGGCCAAGCAAGTAGTCATCAATGTTCTTAACTACTGTGCGAATAGAACCATTAGCAGCAGACATAAGCATAGAAATACCAGAGGCAGTCCTACCAACACCGCTGACTCCAGTCTGTCCATGAGCAAACGAAGGAAAACCAGTACTTTCATCTGATAGCTGCCTTGCCTTATCGAACATCTGCATGTTCTCATTTGATACGTTGGGGAACTTGGTGCCAAAGATGGCCTGTCCAGGTGCTCCCCCCATTCTCCTCAGGACTTTGCCTGGGTAGATAGAAAGGTCTTGCCCAGGGGCTAGGTTTGTTTCATCTACTTCAATAAGCAAGTTACCTGAAAGTGCAGCATTATCTACACTCATACGCATAAACCCATTCATTAGGGTCTGTGTATCATCCATATTTTCCGCTATACCTACCCCAAAGAATGAGTAAGGATTTACTTCGTATGGGACAGCATAGTACGGAAGGATAGCAGGAGTGAATGGGTTCATTACAAGACGTAGAACTTGACCATTACAGATCCAGATATTTACTGAAACTTGATCTTGGTCTTTTAATTCTTTTGGAATGTCTACGTCATGATCCTCTAGGATCTCAGTATCTACATAACCCCAGAACTCAAGGACGTTAAATCTTTCTGATTTAGTCTCTTGGTCTGCGTCCTCCATAACCTGTTCCCACCACTCTTTGCTGTAGGACTCACCCATCTCAATAGCAATATCAATGGCGTTAGATCTGAAGAAAGGTCTGTTCTTTAATCCTCTCATTTGAGAACGAGACATCTTATGTCTTTCTAGAACGTACTCTGCTTCATCCATATTGTTAGCGTCTGGGTCAGGGTAGAAGTTCCAGATGCTTACAGATGAAGTCTGTGGAATAGTTTTGTACATAGGGGAGTAGTTCCCCTCATCATCCCAACTAGGATACTCTTTATCTAGAGCGAATGGCCCCTTCATAATACCTGTACCAAAGAGAGCAGTCTCAAAAGCTGTATTACGTAGTTGCTTACTTGCGTTAGATTCTTCTAGCTGATCATGTATTTTCTTTTCCATCTTCTTAGCTGCTACCATAGCAGGATGGAAAGTAGGTTGTGTTGGTGTAGTACCTGGACCTTCTTTAAGGTCATCCATCACAGGTTCTAGTTTAGCTTTAAGACCACCTAGACGTTCACGTAAATCAATAATTGTTTCACCAGGTCTTAGCTTTGTGTCCTCTGGTGACATCTCAGGTGCTTGCCCTGCTGCTTGTTTTAGCTGTGGGTTAGCTTCAAAGTGTACAGCCTCTGCAACCCCATCAGGAAGTCTGGTAGGATTGATACTGATAGGAAACTTGTGAGAACCAAACAGAACATCTACGATCTGACCATAAGCAGCAAGTACTTTAGTCTTAGTGACTTTAACAAAGACACGAGACTTCTCTGTTGTAGTGAATTGAACGTCAGGACCATAGATACCTCTATAGTTCTGGTAAGCCTTAATCCACCTTTGTTCGTCAGAGTATCTAGCCTTTTCTGCTCTATTATAACGTTCTTCAACAAAAGAAACAACTCTGCCTACAGTAGGGTCAGTAAACACTTCAGAGTCTTCTACGTCCTCTGCGTAAGATGAAGTTGCTTCATCAATGGACAATTCGTCTGATTCAAAAATGTCATCTTCTTCCATAGGTATTCCTTAATATCCAAAAGTAGGATCTGAAGCTTGAAAGCCAGTTCTTTGAGAAGCAGGATCAAAGTCGAACACACTGCTTCTTGGTCTAGTCATAACGCCATATCTGAGGGCATCGTATAGGTGATCTTCAGAGTTTGTATCTACGTCCTCAGGATTTCTTTTATCTAGAGGAATAGAGGGAAGCTGAGATATAAGACTAGTGCAATTAGAAAATATAACAAGCCTTGGTTCCTCTGTAAACTCATCTACCTGTAAACGTCTGTGTATTTCGTTCTTACCTGCTACACGAGATCCTTTTGATCTGTCTGCAGGTCTCCATCTACAGCCTTTAACAATCATCTGTTCAGCAAGGCTAGGGCCAGTATCGCCACGATTATGCCAAAGAGAAGAGTCAAGAACTCCATACCTGATCTTCTCCTCTTGTTCAATGTCCAGGATCATGTCAGCCAAATCAGTAGCAATTACCTTAGATACATATAGCTCTCTGTACACTATTAGCTGTTCAGATCCTGGAGCAACTGCGAACCAGACTACACCAGTATAAGATCCATACCCATAATCACAAGCTCTGAAACGTACCCAGTTGCTTGGAATATCGAATGGTTCAACAACGTGTATGCGTCTGCTAAACTCTGGGAAAGCTGCTCCTTCGTTAATATCCCAGTCACCTTCAAGCAACTGTCTTCGCTGATGTTCAGGCAGAGATAGAAGGTTGGCTTCATACATTCCATCCTCAGATAGGTAAGGGTTGTCAAAGAGAGTAGCAGGAATAAACTTACGTTTAAATAGAGGCTCACCCTCTCGACTGTGACCCTTAGGCCAACAGATGGTTTCACCATTTTCGTCTGTAGCCCAGAATGGTTTGTCTGGAATACTAGGATCAATGAAGTGTTTCTTTACCCATTGATGACCTGGACCACCTGGGTTGGATGTTGCTCTCATAAAGAGAGGTAACCCTGAAGCTTTTGTAGCACGTAGACGTGACCTCATGTAGTTCCAGGCGTATGGGGTAGGCCACTGTGTGAGTTCGTCAAAACCGATCCAGTTAAAGGCTTGACCTTGGTATCTCATAACATCGTCATCTCTGTCAAGATAAGACATCCAAAGTGTAGCACCATTAGGGGCAACCCAAGTCTTATCTCTTTCCATAAACTTGATGCCTGGTACGGCCTGAGGATAGAGTTGTTTACTTACAGAGATAAGCTCTCTAAGCTCTTCTGTAGACCTACGAACAAGTAGCATTCGTGCATGTGGATTTGAAAAGTACCTAACTGGGTCTGCAACCAACGAATAACTTTTTCCACCTCCTGCTGCCCCACCATAAAGCACCTCTTGTTCTGTAGCTGCCAAGAACCTAGTCTGTGGTCCTGGGTTTGGCTCGAAGATCACCTTTTGTTTGACCGCAGAAGGGGCAGCACTCTCCATCTCTGAGTTCGATGTATTCATCGTCTGTTTCGAGATTTCTGGTGCGCTTGCCACCAAGTCTTTCTTCTTCGATCTTCTTGCTTTTCCTTGCCGCTTCTTTATACTTTTTGGCATACTGGCGGTAGTTGGAGGACGATCTACGCCTTTTTTCTTCCATTCTGACACGTTTATACAACCCTACATGTGAGATGTTTCTACCAGACTGATCAGACAGCCACTTGGCTACTTGTCTAACACTGTACTCTCGTAGAAACAACTTTGCTTTTTCTAAAAGTTCTAGTTCTTCAGGGATAGGAATCAGAAGCATTTCGTCTTCTTCATCCTGTTTGTACCCAAATGGTACGTGTCTTCCTACTCTTATGACAGGATACCATTCTCCATTCTCTCCTTGAAGTGGTATCTGCCAGTCTACTTTAGTTGGATGATCTGCAGTGGATGCTCTCTTACTCATCTTCTTTCGCTGGTAGAATAAATAAAGGCTCAGAGGCTTTTACTTCTACTTTATCTGTTTTTGTAAATCCTGCACGATCTAGAATATCTTTAGCTGCTAACATCTTTTCTTTTACACCCAGATCAGTAGGATCTGCCATAACAGAGAACATAGTGTAAGCAGCTTTAGTAGACGATTGTGCTATGAACTTCTTTGTAAGCTCTGCAATCTCGTCTGTCAAGGCATTAACGATACCTGAGGTAGAAACACCTTCAGCATATCCTGCAAGTTTCTTAGCAGTCACAGGGTCTCCTTTGGCCTCATCAAAGAGGACATCAAGAAACTTTTGCTGCTTTTCTGTTAGATTTCTTGCCATTTGATTTCCTGTCAGTATTCTCTGCTAATCTTTTGTAGGTTGTTATAATAAGTATCTTATCGTTTTTATTGTATACGTGGTACTTATTTCCAACCTTTTTTATCATGTTACCAGATAAAGTATAAATCCCAAAGTACCAAAGCCTATTAATAAAAGAACACCTGTTACAGTCCAAGTGATTATGGCTTCCTGTAGTTCAGCCTTACGGTACTCTTGCTCTTTCTTTTGCTTTCGTATCTTTCCTTCGATAGCTATTAGCTCATCCCAGGCAGATGGCCCCATCGTGAAACTTATATAGTCCTTGAGTTCTTTTCTCATGGACTCTGCCTTACGCTTCGCTGCAAAAACTTCCATAGCTTCTGCTTCTATAGAACCTCCAATGGACTTCCACCAAGGGGGATTCTTAACTTGCTTCTCAGCTTGGCCTAGATCTGCCATATGTCCTGCCCACTTAGTTAGTTGGCCTGACATATCTTGCAGATCCTTACCAATAGCAAAGCCTTTCTTTAGAGCGTTAAAGGCGACTGTGGCCCCACCAATAATTGTAACTGGGTCCATTCGCCTCCTCCCAAAGACTAACTAGACTTTACCTTCTCTCACGATTCTTTTGATGTCAGCACGACCAATCCCTAGATCGTTAAGTTCTCTGTCTGACATTCTCCAGAGGTGCATCTCAGCAATACGAGCATTTGCTTGGGCTTGTCTTGCTTCAATCATTTTATTAAAGAAATTTTTAAACATGTTCTACTCCTTGTGTTTAACCCTTTATGGGCAGGAGTAGTTATATGTTATTAGTTATACTATACTATTACAAAAAATGCAACCCCGTTACCCGACAGGCACAAAGGTCTCAGTTACAGTAATGATAGAATCAATATGACCAGCACCACCTGGAACAACTTGAATCTTATCTCCAGGCTGTAATACTAGGTCAATGTCAGCAAACTCGTGATAGCCTCCCCCTGCCAAACTTTTATCGTTAAGGAAGTGAGATGTGTAGCTGTCAGCATCAACATACCACTGTATTGTGATATCGTTAGTTGATCCACCGCCATTGGCTACAAGAATATACGTAACCTCTGCAGTGCAGTTAGCAGGACAAACATACACATCCTCTGTTGTGGTCCCAGTATTGTGACCATACACAGATTTCCTACGAGAAGGTTTACCAGGGTTCAGGACTGTCATTTCTTCTTCGTGACCTTCTTGATTGTTTTGACTACCCAAGCCTCGTTGACTTCAGTATCAGGGTCATCAGCAATGAAGTGCCCATTCTCATCACGAGCACGTTCCATTACCAACTCTTCTTCTACTTTAGCTTTTTTCTTGGGTGCCTTTTTCTTCGCAGGAGCTTCTTGCTCTTTAATAAATTCTAGGACTTTAGCTTCTTTAGTATGCCAAGTGCCACGAATCTTTTGAGCAAGAACATCTCCACGAGGACCAAGGACTTTATCTCCTTCAAGTCTCATCATAAGAATTTCTTTAACCTCTTCTGTTCTGCTACTCTTGGATCACTT